CTTTTGACTCCACGCTTTTTGCGCGTGTATCTCTTTTTCCGTTGGAACTTTTTTCGGAACGCCATGGTTGTATTATTCACGCAACCTAGGCAACGATACTAATATAGTACTAGTCCCACTCGAGTGTTTAGCGCGCGAACGCCTTCCCGAAAAAAAAGAGAGAGAGGCTATGGCACTCAGTATTACCATAGCCTCTCCCACCCCCTCCCCATCCCCTTTGGGTCGACGACCGAGCGTTAGCGAGGGAGGCGGGGGGGTTCGGGGGGCGCAGCCCCCTGTTTAGTGGGCTTGCCTTGGATGAGTGGACGCGAGGCAGGCGTAGCCTGCCGTGAAGCGCCTCGGAGTCGTCAGCCACCGCAGGCGTTAAAAATACCGAAGGTCGCAAGCGAGCCGCGTAGCGGCGACCGTGCCCGTCCGCGCTGGATGAGGCGGGCCGTGCCCGCCGACCCTCGTTCGTTTCTTTTTCCGTTTTTTGAGTATAAAAACTGACGCGTTTCGATTTTGTTTATTAGTTATCGTCATGCCTCCAAAGAAGATTGTTGTTCGTTCCAACCGTATTTGTTTTACTTTGAACAACTACACTGAAGAAGAATGTGCTCAGATCGAAACCGTCTTGAATCAGCTCTTGAAGAACATAGAATATTGTATCATCGGAAAAGAAGTTGGTGCAAACGGTACTCCGCATTTGCAAGGCTTCATCCACTTCCACCATTCGTTTTTGAAGGCCAGAGATGGGACACTTACGAAGTGGAGATCACTGATCCCTGCTCTCGCTCGAGCTCATATGGAATCTGCTTATGGTACGGACGATCAATCCCGCGACTATTGTGCGAAGGAGAATGTATTTCTGGAGCTCGGAAAACCTGGGAGCAATTTGAACCTTTATGCACGTCTACTCCAGTGCAATTCAATGGAAGAAGCGTCTCTGATATGTCCAGAGACTACAGTTCGATGTTACAATCAACTGAAACAAATTACCAACACCAACAAACGGTCAGCATGCCATCCTCCTCCGGTTACTTCACTTCGTCGTTGGCAGAAAGAAGTGTACGAGAAATTGATGAAACAGACGGATCGCAGAATTCTCTTTGTGACCGACAAAAGAGGAAACTCGGGCAAGTCTCATCTCGCTAAGTATATAAGGAACACTCACGGTTCAGAAGTGTTTTACTGTCGCGGAGGAAAGGGTCACGATATCATCCACGCCTTTTCTAAAGGAGATTACAAAGTTGCCATATTCGATTATGCCCGTAACAAGCAGCCTCAGTATTTTGCTTGGGATATCTTTGAAGAACTTAAAGATGGTTGTGTCTCTTCTGGCAAGTATGATTCAGACATGTTTTGGCTCGGACACTCTGTTAAGATACTTGTCCTCACCAACCATGATGTACATGATCATAAGCATCTTCTTACTTACGATCGTTGGCAAATTGTGGATTTGGATGACTACCGCAATTTGGCGGGAGAACACTTTGATGATCTCATACCAATTGAGAACGAACCAGAAGAAGCTGACCCTGAGTTACCGGAGCAAGAAGCTGAAGTAACTGAACCTTGTCAGTTAAATGTCTTAGGATGTGATGGTTCAAGTGCACATTGTGACCATCAGCAAGCCCAACCCTTGTTTGACGAAGAGGAATTTAATGAATTACTCGGATTATTATCAAATAATGATTTTATTTCACAAAATTTTGCATAAATAAATTACATTTTAAATTCATCCCTTGGTCTTTTTCTTAAACCTGCCACTGTCGCCACTGCTGCTAGTACAGGATGTGAACCTGTAATTTGATCCATGACCGAGTCTTGTACGTCTTGTTTGACCTTGTTGAAATCTGTATTGATTTCGTTGACGATTGGATCAACGTTGAGTCTTGTTGTTTGGGCTACTCTACTAGGAGGGTTAGTGAAGCTGAAATTTTTGTATTGTTTAGCAGTAACATATACGTCGCTCCAAATCTCGAGTACTGGAAAGCTGTTGATTGATTTGTCTAGTGTGATTGCACCGTAACCAACCATAGACCCGTCGATATCGTAGACTGTTTTTGTCAGTCCTGGTACCAACATGTAGAGTGGTGCTTCATAGCGTACAGCGCTGTTTGCATAACGGAAAGTTTTTGAGTAGTTACGTCTTATGTCGTCGATGACTGTTGGCGCTGCGCTGCTGTTTTTAGCAATAGTTGCAACTCGCTCTGTTATGTACGGTCTATAAGCCCTAGATCCGTGTTGCCATGAAACCTTCTGGAAGTATACACCCTTAAGTTGTGTGTAGTTTTGCAGAAAGTTGTTAAGTTTGTCTACGTCAGTACTATACATTAAGTCTTCTAGTGTACCGTCTGTTCCAGTTGTGTCGTTAGGTACTGAGTAAACTAGAGCATGGTTGACTAAGTCTCCTCTCCATGCGCCTGGTGTCTTGTTGAGAACTCTCCAATGTGTAACGATTTTATCTATACGCCATTGGTTATAGTTACTAAGCATAGGTAAGTTAGCACTAAGTGCGGTAATTGTTAGATCAGCTGCATTGCCTAGTTGAATGATCTCAGGACTGTCCCCCAAGTCTAGTGCTCTTCTGTTGATTCGAATTTTGAATCGAGCTTGGTTTAGACTCGAGTTTGTTTTGAGCGTCACCCTACGTTTAGAGAAACGTTTCTTTCGGTACATCATTTTTTTCTTTGTGTACCTTTTAAAAGTTCGCCTTTTGACTCCACGCTTTTTGCGCGTGTATCTCTTTTTCCGTTGGAACTTTTTTCGGAACGCCATGGTTGTATTATTCACGCAACCTAGGCAACGATACTAATATAGTACTAGTCCCACTC